TTGCAAAGCCGGTGCAACTTCGTTCCAGCTGTTCAAAAGCAAATCGGATAAAATGTTATAGATTTGGTTTCCATCAAAAGCTTTTGGCAAATTCTTTTCCCAGTTTGCTCGTGCCAATCGTGCCAAAGCTCCTAAAGCTGTAATTCGTGCAGCTGTGACATATCCGACTGATCCAGCCGATTGCACCGAAATCTCAAGGTCTGAAATAAAACCGCCAAACAAATTCACAAAAGTGCCCGTTGAATCCTTGATCGAAATTAAAATGTCTGTGCCGACTGTAAATGGATAGTCGGTGTTGTCAAAATTAATTAACTCGACCGAGCAATATCCGGCCACGGGTTGTTCATAGATTGATGTGCGCCCGGATGTAATTCCTAAATTTGCAATCGTCGATGAGCTGTAATCAACGCCATCGATCAAAATTTGATATTCGGGATTCCAAAGGCTCATGCAAAGGCTCCAGAACCCAGCGTGCCTCGATAGCTTGAATTGTTAAGAATTGTGATGATTTGGCGTGCTACGCCTTCCGGATCAAGCGCGCCATTAACTGTGATGCTGATGCCACCGCCTCCACCGCCCAATCGATGATTTGGGATGATTGAGCCGCTGCCCGATGGTGTAAACAATTCTGGGCCACGCTCGCCAACAAGGTATGTCGTGCCAGCATTGACCGGGCCACCAGCTGCTCGACCGCCACCAAAAACGCGACCAATAATATCTCCAAGGCCTTGAACCAATGGATTATCCTTGACCAATTTGATAAAGGCTTTGACTTTGTCAATGACATCGTCAAAGAAATTGATGAGTCTTGAAACACCTGTAATTACTCCGGCAATTGCATCTCCCACAACATTAAAAGCTGTTTTAAGAACTGTGCCAATTGCTGGGCCAACATAGTCTCTGACAAAACCATTGACACTTTTGAAAAGATTAAACAATGGTTTCAAATCTTCTTCGTTGTTTGTAATTGCTGTGCTGATGGTATTAAAAGCATTTTTCAATCCTGATAACGCTGGGCCAAATATGTTTGCAAAAAATGGCACAATAAAATCGGCTAAATAATTGTATAAAGACTTAAATGCTGGAATTAAAAAATCGGTCACAACACCTTTGATTGTGTTTAATGGATCTTTAAGATTTTCACCAAGACTTGTTGCCATTTTTGATAATGCTGGAATGACTTTTTCCACAAATACTGTCACCATCGGTGTGATGGCATCGAGAATAAAACCACCGACTGTTTCTTTGCCTTCATCAAATGCAATCTTGAGACGATCCATTTTGCCTTGAAATGTCTCAGCTTTGACCGATGCTTGGTTTTCAAAAGTATCTGCAAGCTTCTTTGTAACTTCATCCATTGAAAATGTCTTAAGTTGTGCTGCACTCAAACCCACACCCAATTTGGCAAGCGCGCTTGTGTTGCCTTCTTGAGCCTTTGCCAAGGCATTTGAAACTGTTTCAAGTGATTTTCCGCTACCAGCCGCAATATCAATCGCCAATGTTTGCAGCTTTTGAGCCTTTTCAACATCGCCTGTGGCACGCGCTAAACGCTCAAGCGATGGGCGCAATTCATCATCAGTTACACCAAAAGCCAAGGATGTTTGGGTGATGTAATCCTCTGTGCTTTTAATTTGAGCTTTGGTGGCACCTGTGACATTGCGTAAAGTCGTGGCCAGCTTTTCCTGTGCAGCGGCATCTGCAATGGCCGCCTTGACCCCATCAACGGCTAATTTGCCAGCATAAACAGCGGCGGCGGCTCCAGCTGCGGCAAATGCTAATCCGGCCTTTTTTCCAAAATCACCAAGCTTTGATCCAAAATCTTGAACCTCTTTGCTGCCTGTGTCAAGGCTTCTTTTCAGCTGATCAATATCACCAAGGATCGACAGCTTTAATGTTCTGGATTGTCCGGCCATCACCACTCCTTCAAAATCTTAGAAAACGCTGTTTCCCATTGAGCAATGATATGAGGTTGCTCGGCTCTTAATGTTGGATAAATGAAATAACCGCGTGAGCCTCGACCTTGACGGCCTGACCACACCGGGAATTGTTTGAACTTATTTGATCCAAATTCGTAGCCGCCCCAAAGTTGTTGAGTCGTACCGCCTCCGCTAAATTTTTGCGACACAAAACCAAATGAAATTTCACCAATCTTTGATGATTTACTTACACGCGAACCATCAGCAATGCGACCAGCTGCATTGTTTGGCCTATTAGCTGCCTCGCTTTTGATCTTTGATTGCAGATAAGTAGCCAAACCATTTGAAACATCTTTGGCCTGTGCAACAGCTTCATCATCCATTGCCTTAAAAGCCTTGATAATGCCGCGCAAATCACCTTTGTCATAAGTGATTGCATCAGTTGCCATTGCGCTTCTCCAATATCTCAAATGCGGTTAAAACATCTTCAGCGGTTTGAAACTCCGATCGTGGTAATCCGGTCGATATTGCTAACTCCCAAAGGAGCCGATTTATGCTTCCGGATTGGTAGCTTTTGGGGTATCAGTCTCTCCCATATTGATGTCGGTGACTGTTTCACACCACACCTCAAACGCTTTGACTGGCTTGCCGCCAGCTTCGCGTTTCATCGCGTGATATGCCAAAAACATTAGATCGGCAATGCCCAGCTTGTCCTGTACTTGCTGGATCGTGTTGCCTGTCTTTTGTTCCCACTTCATCCACTCCGGTGGGAGCGCGGTATATGTCGCGCTCTCCCCGGCCGTGTATTCAATTGTGATTGCTAGTTTCATTTTTGCTCCCGATTCTTTTCTTAACTAAATGTCTCGGTTTGTGTTCCAACGACTGTCATTGTCCATGTGTCGGTGAGTGCTCCTGGAGCTGCTCCACCGGCTGTTGGAAAAATGGGCAACACATTGAAAACAAAAACAGCACCAGTAACAGCTGTGAAAGAAACGGCCAATGTTGTGTTTGCGCTTGCTTCGGCATCTGTCCACATTGCTTCAAATAATGATGAAGTTGCGCCCCAGTCTTGCAAAAGTTCAATAGTGAAAGTCCATTGACGATCGATTGATTTGTAAGCGCGGCCATCGAGTGTTTGATATGTTTCAATGATTGTGTCACATGAAAGCGTAGCCGATGTTGTTTGTGCATCGTAGTTGGCTGAATCCAATGTAAATGTCACATCGCGGCCGGTAATGATTGTTGTTGGCATTTTTTTTCTCCTTTAATTGGTGTAGTAGGTGCTTACTTGTAAATCGGCCGTGAGGTATTTACCTGCACCGACTTCCAATGGTTGTGGTTGATTAACATTGCCGACTTCATAGCCGGCTGGCATTGCGCCAATGATGCTGATCATTAACTGTTCAAGATTGTCCAAAGCTGCGGCATTGTTGAGATATGCCACAACGCCTGTGACTGTGAGATTGACTTTGACCCGTGTTTGAGCCTTTGCAATCAAAACGCTTTCCAAATATGGCGCATCCGGAACCAAACAAATCGATGGGCTTGTCATTGTCTCTGGGATGCCGTTATACACATTGGCAGCGATGCCTGAGAGTGCTGTTTTCAATGGTGTGCGAATTGCTGATTCGATGGTCATTGGCACATCGTTTCGACATCGATGAACGGGCCTAAAAGCCCGATGACTCTATTGCTGAGACTCCGGCCTAAAACGAACGGCGATGGCTGAAAATTGTCTGACATGATCTGATTGCCGGGAGCTGTAATGCTTTGAAAAATCTCAACCGACACAACCAAAATTGCGTTTTCAACTGGTGGTGTATTTGCGTACAGCTGTGCGGCTGACCCACCGGATAAGGTTGCCAATGCCGCCGGAATAAACGGCAATGGGTATGTTCGATCAGCCGCCGCTGTTGCCGCTGTAAATGTGTATGGCTCAATCCGATCATCGGTGACTGTATAAGTCGCGTTGTAGGCTCCGGCCCCGGTAACAACAACAGATTGACCCGGCACAAAATAGTTTGGCCGCATTGTGGTGAAATAAATGACGGAATCACTCACATTGGCAAAAGTCACCGATGATTGGTATTGCGTAAGTAAAGGCAAAATCGTTTGCTCAGCGGAATCAATTATTTGATCAAGCTGTGCATCGGAATACAAAGAAACCGAGACACCAAGAATAGACCTCAGCTGTGAGGCTGTGACAATTGCTGGCATCTCGGTTCCTTTCGTGTCAGTAGCGTTCGGGAGCGACCGCTACCGATAGTGATTTATGGGAGGTTATTAAATTGAGCACCATTTGGCACTTTGGCGGCCAAAGCCCCATAGCCATAGTACAAAATGTCGATGGTTCCATCGCTATTGATGTTGCTGCGTAGCGTAAAGCGTGGAGATTCGTACCATGTGTATGAATCTGGGTTCACAACTACCATTGAAGAATCGCCGGATGCGGTTGTTGTACCAGCGTTACCAAATGAGCGTGAAACATAAAGGTTAAGACCCGGTGAAACTACACCGCGCAATGAATCTCCGCGAACATTTCCAGCTGCATTTGATGGCTGTGCTGCATTGTAAAGTGGTGCGCCATTGTCGTTGTAACCCATGATGTTTCCCCATTGTGTTGGTGAGACGATCAATGAGCGAGCAAATCCAAGTGATGAGCCATAAACAGCTGCGGCTGCCTGTGATGTGTATCCAAGGAATCCGGTTGCTGTATTTGCTGCCTGTGCTGTGGTGGTAGTAACCGCTGCTTGCATTGCTGCAAGTGCATATTCATCAGTCTCTTTTGCATAAGCGAACTCAAGATTTTGAAGGAGAGCTGTGAGGTACTCCGGCCGTGACCTATCAATGAGCTCGACAGTACTGATGGCTCTACCTTTAAATGGCTGTACTGAAACTGACAAAAATGTTGCAGATAGTGATGATTCTGTAATTGCTGTATTTTCAGCAATTGGCAATACTGTTGGAACAGCCGTTACCTTAGGCAACTCAAATGTCATGCCTTCTGCAACTAATGTCTCACGGCTGATGCCATCGATTGTGCCACGATCTGCATTTGCAAGTGCATTGATGACCTGTGTGCTTTGTGGTGTTGGAATCATGCCGGGTGCGGTTGATGTTGTGTTATCAGCTGCCTTTACATACTGGCGTGAATCCTCATCATGCAAAACGCTTGCGCGTAGGTAGTGCTCAAGGTAAGAAACCTTGTCCACAATTGGTGAGCGTGGTGCTGTGTAGTAAGCCGGGCGTGATGCCTGTACAGGTGCGACTTCTGGAGCTGCTACCGGTTCAACGGCAGGAGCTACTGGTTCGGTAGTGTTGTCCATCTTGTCTCCTTCATTTGGGTTTGTTGTCTCTGTAACTGTTTCAGTTTCAGAATCTTCTGATGCGGCTACTTCCGAAACTCGTGCAGATCGCACGGCTGGTTCAGTAACCAAAGCAACAGCTGTGAGCTGTCCATTGAGCACTTTCATAGTGCCATCCTTTTGCATTTCGTAATTGTCCACAGCAAGTTCAATTGAGAATCCATCGCGTAAGCCTTCCATTGCCTCTGTTAACGCATCGGTTCCAGCTGTGGTGTTAGCAATTTTGAAAGTCGCTGTCATTTCCTTGTCGTTCACACTCATGGCAATGCTTTTGCCAATTCTGCGTGTGTTGTCGTGCTCAAGGTTTAAGAAAACATCCTGTGGCACAATCGATCCACGAGCAAAAACAACCTTGCCAGTTGATGCATTTGCGTGCTCATTGAAAGCAACAATGCGACCGGTGATTGTGCGTGAATCGGAATCAGCTGCCGTGATTTGCATTGGTGTTGTCAGCTTCATGAGATCATGTCCTCCATTTGTCTAATTTCATCGGTGGTGATTGCCCCGATGTCAAATAAAATCTTGTAAATCTCTGCACGCTCTTTTTCTGATCCGCGCAAATACGCCTTGAGATCAAATTCAACGCGCTGTGTTGATGGCGTAAAATCTGGCATTGATAACCTGCTGGACAGGCTATTCATCAGCGGCAAAAGCGAAAAGTCCAATAAAGTTTGACGCGCCGTTTGGGCGTTTGCATAGGTCATGGATGATCCAGTCGGCGCATCAATAAAGTAAGCCGGAATACCCACGGCACGAGCTAGTTCGGTGGCAATGATCTCGCGTGCGGCATTGAGGCCGATTTGCTCTGGAGAAAATCCAACTGTTGTCAATTCAACATCGGCATTAAGAAACGCTGTGCCGCGATTTCTACGAGCTGCGCCCCATGCATCCAAAAGTTTTGCAATGCGATCAGCTGGCAATGCTGTGCCGTTTGATTTCAAAACCATTGATGGCACAGGTTCTTTTGCGTACATTGCAGCTGCTCGCTCAAGCTCTGCACCTGCACGGATTGTGCGACCAGCCCGATTTAACAATCCTTCATCGTTGCCGTAAAACACAACAAGTGATCCAACACCAGTCATTGGCACACGAGATCCATCGACTGTGTAATACTCAATCTGAGTGCCGATTGAGTTCAAGAAAACGCCAACACGATTTGGAGCAACACGCCACATTTGGCGAACACGGCCGGTGTCTGCAAACAAATCAATTATTTGGAAATACGAAAACCCGGTAAATAACAAATCCTCAGCTGCCCAACCCCAGGAAACGGCTCCCGGTACTCGCTTGTCCGGATCAGAAATCACGACAGGTTGATCAATAATTGCGCCTGTTGTTTTGTCTCTTGTGATAAGCGGAATTGTGGCAATTGAATTGCAAATCATGTTTCGTGCGCGAGCAATTGCCGGCACACTCATTGCTTCCTCGCGGGTTGCAAGATAATCAGCTCCACCAAATGGGAAAAATGCATCCAGCGTTGGAGCTGGCCCAATTTGTGCAGCTACATCAGCACCGCGCTGAATCGCGACAGTTTCAATGGTGCGCTTTCTATCAAATAATCCCATGCACGCATTTTCTCAAAATGTCAAGCATCAACCCACTAAAATGTCTATTTCCGTTTCTGGGCGTGTCGCAAAGTGTGTGACCAATGCGGCTGCTACGGCAGCACAGACAGCTGTCCCGCTGGCACGCCTACCAATAACCCATCCGCCATCGCCTCTACGCAATTGGACAGCTGAAAGAATCTGCTCTGTCAGCTTTGATTGGTTTCGGTGTTTCAAACGCCCAGAATTGATTGCACCCAGTAATTCATCACATGCTTGAGGATAATCGGCATCCATGTCGTGGATCGGGATACCAGCCGGCTGCATACGCGATGCAACAGCTCCAGATGTCCTTCGGCTATAAAGCAAATATTCAATTGGGTACTTTCGACAATATGAGGCAGCATCATTGGCAATTGCTCGATCATCTAACTGGATCGTGTTTTCCCAAGTGTGAAGCAGCTTGACAATAAAATTTTCCGAGCCAAGCTTTTGGGCACCTAGTAATGCCGCGTGTTTTCTGTCCGGTGAAATGTCGATGGCCATCCATGTGAGCTTGTCCTCATCAAGGTCGATTGATTCATCGCCACACTCTTGCCACTCTTTGGCTCCAACAACGCTTGAAATTGTTTGAACCCATCGATTTAAAACCTCAGTCATTACAACATCGGGTGGATCATTGAAAACGGCTCGAATATTGTCTGGGTGAATCGTTATGTTAAGTCCGGGATTTGCAAAAGCTGCATTTTCCAATGAAATTTCATCAGTTGGTGCAGACCACTCAAAATAGCCCACATCATCGGATGCACCGCTGGATGCGGCCAATCCTCTTTCGCGCAGCTGGTTCAAAACGACTGAGTGAGAATCACCGGCCGAACTGAAACAATTAACCTGTGGATTTTTGGCAGCCATCAAGGTGTACCGCATTGCAGCAAATGTCTCCATGTCGTGCAGCTCTCGAATTTCATCCATGTGTATGGTTTCGGGTTTTGATAATCCACGGGCTGCCGATCCTCCGGCCTTGATGATAAACCGATTGCCTTTAAGTGTTTGAATTTCCTCGGCCCCATGTTGCCAGCGGATCCGCTTTACTTGATTGGCTAAATCAGCATTTTCCTCAATGATTTGCACGATGGCTCGAAATTGCTCCAGCGATGTGACCAGCCGGTGAGCTGTGGAAACTTGCAACGATTCATCCCAATGGAAAAGCCCCATCATGATTCTGGCCATCATGTAAGTGCTCTTGCCATTTTGCCGGGCTACTGTGGCAACCGAAATGGGATGGTGATACCTGCCGTCCGGCTTTACCTTGAGTGAGTGCTCGGCCAACCACTTTTGCCACGGCATAAAACCATTTGGAAGAATCTGATCAGCAAAATCAATCAATTCAAAGCCGCGTGAAGGCAAATCATTGAGCGGTGAGTGGATTCGTGGAGCTGTTACCGGCAAAAAAACCGATGTGGGCCGATCTGAGACGATTTCAGCCGATGGTGCATCAATGATGACCTGTTCCTCTTTAATCATGACTTATCGACTCGTTTTGGGGTATAAACAGGCCATGGAGAGTCGGGGGTGTCCTATCCGTCTCAAAAAAACGACCACCTTTGACCAAATTGCATTTCTGACACATTTGCCTCAAATTCCACATCTCATCGCTTCCACCCAACCTCTTAGGTATGACATGATCGATGTGCATTGGGCCTTCGGTTGTGCCACATTGCTGGCACGCCCCATCTCTTTTGAGTACAGCTTCTCTGGTCTTTCGCCAAGCTCTTGACCCACCATTTTTCCATGCTCTGGACATCAATGCCACCCATGCTTTCGCCAATGTGCCAAAGCACCATTGCAAATCTTGCCTTGATACCTGTGATCTATGTATCGCAATGTCCAATCAATCATGCGAAAGCCATCAAGGTTTCGATACTTTGTGTTTCGCATCTGACCCAATCCAAAATGATTGCCATTGGGATTGATGGCCTCAACACGCCAATTTGATTCTCGTTGTATCAAATAGTGAAAGCATTGAAATTCTTTGTAATTCACAATCCTTGAGTGTGCATAAAGTTTGAGAGAATCAATCGATGGTTTAACTTCTTTTGCAGCTGTTGCCGGTGTTGTGCCAACAATACATAGCACGGCCAATAGCACCATACATCGCGCCCGAGCTATCCGGCACACCGGCTCGTCTGCGAGTCTGGAGCGTACCAACGCTGTCAAATACCAAGCGTAATCTTGGGCGATTCCAACAGGTTTCGCACACCTGTGGACAAAACCTGTGGATAACTTCATCTTAATGTCTCGCTCAATGTAGCTTCATCTTGGGGTGCATAAACCTGACAATCAATGCAGCCTCGATGTGCATAGATAGCTTCTTTGGCCGTCTTAAAGACAAGATAGTCAGCTTTGTTGTTTAGTTTTGCAATGCTGCATAAAGCAACAACCCAATTAAATTCAATCAATGTCTTGCACTCTTGATCAGTTGGATTTTCAATTCTCATTGGCTTAGCTCCTCGATCCGGGCATCATCAACGATCTTAATCCCAAATGTGCCACAGCTCATGCATTGTGCAAACCACTCATGCTCTGTTAGCTCTGAACCTTTTTTGAGTCCATGGCGTTGCTTTGGTTTTCCATAAAGCTTTGAACAGATCGAACAATCAAATTGAAGGATGTGCATAATTGCTCCTTTGTAAAGTCTCAATGGGTTGCAGATTGATCTGAGGCACCGACCAATTGTTTTGTGATGAGTTTCGATAGCGTGGTTTTTTTGCTATGGCAACCGGCATCCAGCCGACAATGTGCATCTTTGGTGAGTTACCTGTAACAAGCACAGCAATGTCACGATCATGCCGATCTGAATCTTGAATCCATAAATTGCTTGCCGGATTGGCTGACCATTTGACTTCGATGTGATCACCCACATCTGCCTTTGACTTATCCCATGTAATGCCCGGTGTGTAGTCATAGCCCAATCGCTTGGCCACAACATACTCAGCTGCCATTGATTCGCCTATTTGTGCAACATAGGCAAACCATGAAATGTCTTTGACAATGCGTGAGCTGTGATCAGCTGATCTATCATGGCAATGTTGAATCGCTGCGATCATGCATTGCACCTCCTCGATGCGATCTATCATCGGCAATCACCACAAAACCAAATGATGTTGTCTTGCTTGTCATAGCCTTTTTGGTATCCAAAGTGATCCAATCGCCTTAGCTGTGAACATTTGTCGCATTGCTCAATTTTGTATTCCTCAACGATTTCGCCATTGCACATCAACCTGGCTTTCATCTCTTGAGGATAAATGATCTCTACAAAGTCGCTCATACTTGTGGTTCCCATTTTCCGGTTGATCGTAAAACATACCAACGCGGAGTGCATTGCTTTTCTTTGATTTTTTCGCTGCAAAAGTAGCCGCCCCATGGTTTGGGTACATCCGGCTTGCTTTGATTCCAACGCATTGAGCCATGTAAACATGTAGGCAAATCATCGGCCATCCATTGCGAATCCTGTGATGATCCAAATGATGGTGTGCCAGCTTGCTCAGCTTCGGCCGCTGTTTGATAACTCGGCACATCGCCATGCTTTGTTGTCCAATAGTCATAATCGGCTGCCGGTGTTTCACTTTTGACCAATGCCATAACCTCTTTTGTGGCCTTTTCTGTGTTGCCCATAACCAAAGCCATCACGCGCATCAAAGCTGATGTACAAGAATCCTCAACCATCCACCGCTTCATTTTGTCCGGATAAGCTGCAAGATAGCCGTATGCATAATCAATGCCGGCTGGATCAATCTCGGTTTGATTGCGCCATGCTTTGGCTTGCACCAGCACATAGCCTTTTTCTGCATTGAATTCAATGATGTGAGCTTCGAGCCGACCTTGTGGAAATGTTGCAATCCATCGATCCGTGCGCTCTTTGTTGCCTTCGTATCCATCCATGAAAGCGGCCATCACTTGGCCTTCCGATCAGCTGATACGGCATGACGAGCAATGGCTCGGCCTCTTGTATAGCCTTGTCGCTCGCCTTCCTTAAAACCGACTGAATAGGCCATGACGGCCCATAAAGCCCCAGCGATCAAACACATGATCACAATTGAGATTTCGTTCATTGTATTGCTCCCGATTCTGGGAGCCGCGAATCAGCTCCCGAAATAAAGAGTGACAGGCAAAACCGACAAACTCAACAATCACGCTTAAATGGCGGCGTGTCGCTACTTCTTTTCCTCAATGAGCTGTGTGTACAGATAATCCAAACGAGCTTCGATCCGGGAAACCTGATCCTTCAAACTCGAACCGGAATTGGGTGACAATTCGCTCATCACCGCTTTGATGATAATTTTCATTGACGAATAGACAGCTGCCAGCGTTGTCAGTACAAGTCCACCAACAGCTGTCCACTCGCCCACACTCACTTTTTAATGCCTAATGCGTGATCGTTAGGATTTGCCCAACGAGCTAAAACCGGCACAATTCCAGCGATGAGACCCATGGCCAAATCTTTGGGATTGGTATTGCCAGTCATGTAAACGGCCAAACATCCTGCCACCGCGCTGCGTGCCCATGATGCTGCCGCTGCCTTAAATTGTTCCATTATTTTTCTCCTTTTGGTCGATCCGGTAAATCACCGGAAAATGGCTCATAAACTGGTCGGCCGTAACCGACAACAAATGAGCGTGCTCCCAAAGTCCTTGATTTGACCATAACCTCGCCACCATTGCGCTGATCGCCACCGCCTGATGTGTTGCCTTCGATGGTCACGATCTGTTTTTCCGATGCCCGGATTACCAAACCAATGTGATTGATTGTGGTTTTGTCATCGATAATAAAATCAAAGAAAACAAAATCACCAATCTTTGGCGTGGTGTGCCATTGCTTGGTTTTCTTAAATGCCTCAGCCCCAGTTCGCGTGCTGACAACATTTGGCACCTTAACACCAGCTTGATGAGCACACCAATTCAGAAATGATCCACACCATGGCAGCTTGTCGGCTTTCATAAATTTGCCGTACTTTGTCTCATTGTTGCCTGTTTCAGCTGTGCCCACCTCAGCGAGCGCAATCTGAATCAAACGCGGCAATGTGCCTTGTGGAAAATTACTCATCGCCCGAAATCATCGGTGTGGATTGTTCCGCTTGGGCAAGGATTTCATCATAAGCAGACTTCAAGCCTGACCAAATTGTGCCGTCCTCGTTTTCTACAATTACGCACAAATTTCCATTAATGTTTGTATAAGTTTCCATTTTACAACTCCGCACTTACATCGAAGGAACCTGAATCTAAAGTCATACTACCGACCCGTCCTGCTGTATCTGCCGCAGTAGTAATATCTAATTCTAAAACTTTTGATGTTGCAGTATTAAACACCACCGCACTAGAAGCCCTGCCCGAACCTGCTACATAATTAGTAAATGCAGCACTATTTGAGGTAATTCCAGTTGGCGCAATACGCATTTGAACAGGCAAAACAACAGGTGTTAAAACTCTGGTAGTTGTAAAATAGTTGCTTAATCCAATTGGTCCAGAAGTAAAACGATTAAAATACCTTTGGCAAGCGGCTAATTCTCCTTGGATTGTTCCCATTGCAGTTTGGAAAGGTGTGGCAACCGATCCGGCTTCGGCTTGAATACCCCAGAAATCCAGATTGTTGTTTAAGGTTGTTGAAGTAAAATTTAGCTGCAAATAGCTGCTTGTTCCAACAGTTTTTCCAGCAATGCTTGGGATCAAGAAAGTAACCGAATAACGCGCCCAAGAGGTTGTCACGCTTACATTTCCCAATGATGGGAAAACGCTCGCTGATCCACCGGAACCAAAGTTTTGCTCGGCACCAATATTAACTGTTGTTGCGCCGGCTGACTTGGCCCAAAATGAGACTGTAATTGTTTGGTTTGCAAAAGTACGAACATCCTCGATGTTTTGCAATAAAATGTTTTGGGTGTTAGTCGATGAAATTCGGCAAAAAAATTGTGTTTCGTAACCTGCTACCGGAGCCGTTCCGGGTGTAAATGCTTGCTGAGAAATCGTTGATGATGAACCAGAATATGAAAATGTCTTAAATCGATCTGGGCCAAAAAACAATCCGGTTGTGTTAAATGATGTTCCACGCTGCCAAATGTCAAATTTACCATTGATTATTTTGTTTTTACCGGCTGCAAATTGACCACCACCAAAATTGGCTTGGTCAAATGAAACTGTTACGGCACCGGATGTGCCACCGCCTGTGATACCTGTACCAGCTGTGACGGCTGTGATGTCACCGACATCATTGGTTATCCATGCAAAGTCCATATCGGCATTTGTTGCCTTGGCCAAAATCTGGCCAGTTGTGCCGCCTTCGAGCTTGTAAAGCGATGTATCTATTGCATCACCTAAAGCCTCAATTGCCGTTGCGCCATCCTTGACCAAATCGGTGCTCGTTGGCACCGGCCAGCCAAAATTGGGAGTTGTTGTTGCCATTTATGCCACCGCTCCAATCGCGTTTTCCCATGTAAGTGTGTTACTGATTGTACTGAAAGACTCACTTGGAGACACCTGATTCCATCGGAGTGTCACTTGTGAGAATTCGATTGGGGATGCATTGATGCTTATTGACAAAGCATTATATGAGGCTCGAAATGTCCAGCCTTCGACATAACCTTGAAAAACTGTGTTCACAATGTTTGCCGGCAAATCTGTAATTTCCAGCGGTAAGCCCATGAAAATGTTGAGCAAATCATCGCGGTCAGCATCATCAATTTCGGGTGATCCCAATGGAAATTCAATGGAATCAAAAAACGCTCGTGGGTATGCTTTAAGCTGCAATCGCCTTTCGGCCACGGCCAAAGCCTCAGCTGATTTTTCCAAATTGGTGTCAAAGATTTCAGCAAATTTGCCATATTGAGATATGGAGGCCAAATCGCTCACATCAATCTTTTGGTTTTTGTAATTCAAAGTGATGTAGTTGCGGACATCGCCTGAGCGCGTGATTGACTTCAAACCCACGCCAATCGATGTGTTGGCTGAAATTGTGGTGTAGCCATTTGCCGCCAAATAATTTTGTCTGTGTAATGCATCTGCATATCCGATGCGCCCGGATGAGTCCTCGTACAAATAGCCCAATCCTGACTCAGCAATTTGTGAGGCTATTGTGTAGCTTGAAACCGGATCAGCTGGCCGGTGTACCATCTCATATTGACCCGGACGATCAATCTCACCCAGACCCACATTTTCCGCATTTGCCCATGTTGTGGTGGGATTGTATTGATAC